GCCCGAGGTGTTAACCCGGGAATTTTGTATCGAATCAGTGGTGCTACCACCCCATCACGGCAGTGAATTTTAGGAGCATCACGTGGTTTTAACCCTAGTTACCTAAGGGGGCTTCACCATGAACCCAGTCGCGCTCGTGCCTATCGTATTACTCTCTGTATAAGCTGGCCAAGCTCAGGAGAGACACTTACACCCTACGGACTCCAACCATATATGTACACCAAAACAACAAATATCTAATCAATGTTTGGACTAGTAGTGACGGGAAACCTTCAAGCAACATTAGGATTTGTGGAAACAGGAAACTTTAACTCTATATCATAATCAAGGTAAAGAACACCTGTGACAGAATTAGTAAGTGTGGAGTTGGTTGCAGTTACCATACCAACTGCGCCAGCAATTGTCAACCGTGATTCACTTGAATTTGCCTGGCTTGGATCAACATAATACCAATCCAGAACAAAATCCTTCGGGTCTAGCTTAATAGTTGCCTCTGAGTAAAGAGGTACTTGTGTAAACTTCCGACACTGGGAAAGCGTACCAAGAGTGCCAGCTCCACCGGAGCTATAACTTATGGCAGCCTCCTCAGCATCAGGAAAGAAACCCATAGCAAAGAACCCCGATTGAGTAGTTCCTGTAATAGGAACGTACTTAATTGTGACGCTGTGAAACTTATACATTGAATATTGATTAGCAATTGCTGACAGCCAAGAAGTGCCAATACTGGTACCTGATGGTGCAACTCTGAAAAAGTTAAGTGCAGTATAAGGGGAGGTTGTTCCTCCCGCTACTATAATATTCAAAGCTTCCTGGTTACGCACACGAATACTAGAAGTGGGTCCACGAGACATAGTAATAGCCGGATTGGAAACAATCTGACGTTTCTCTTGTATCTTAGAACCCACTCGATCGGTGCTCTTGCTCTTCCCGTTTCCATCCCTCCCCCTATTTTGTTGTTGCATATTTGCCATTATGTGTGGTACGTTAATCTGTGTAATATTGTATACGAGATGTGGAATCTGAATAATTGGTTTGCTTAAGGATCGTTTTATCATAAACTTGTGCCCGGAACTCATCCTCATAACATATTTGCTCGTCAGGAACCATCCCGAAAGCTTTCCAAAATGAGTACCGGGTCTCGTCCTCATCTATGGAAAACTCGCGCTTGTGACTAGCATAGCTGCGCCAAGTTCGGGGTCCGACAAAAGCGTCATGAAGAACACGTTCGACAACCTTCTCGCGTACGCCAAATCTGAGAAAACTTCGATAAAAAGCATCAAGCACAGGCATGCCCTCATAAAGGGCAAGACCGCAAATGCCAGTGGCGTACATCACCTCTTCATAAGTGGCATAGTCACGGCTAGTAATGGATAGAGCGTCTTGCTTTAAGACTTTCTGCACATTCCTGACCATCATGTAGTTACCATTACCACAATGAACAGGTCGACTCTGACAAAACTCAATGTGTTCCAGTTCAAAAGCAGGGGGCTCAATAGTCATCTCAAATCCATATTGTAAATGGTGATCAGGTAAATTATCAAGAAGATGAAGATTCTTGCGAGATATAAATATCCCACAATCATCCCCATCATCAATAAACCTCCATTTACAAGGCAAAGAAATCAGATAATGATGAGTAACAGCACACATTAATATAACGTTCCCAAGTGCTGTATTCATATCACCTGATCCCCTGCACCCCTCCACTTCATACTTAACTGCCCCATCTGGAACATTGGCATATCCCTTGTTCTTAATTTGCCAACTTAGAAATCTCATCAATTCAGGGTCATTGCTAAACGCCTTCAAATAATAGGAGTGTTCATACTGTAAAGCTTGTGCTGAGATGTGCTGGTCAAAACGACTAGCGTCTAAACCAACAAAACAGCAATCCTCAATATCATCCCAATATCGCTTGATGTATGCTGCCCTATCCGAGGCGCATCACATTTCATAACAACATGGTGACCAAACACCCTATCAATGCCCTTATAAACACACTTCTCGAGGGGCCTAAGATACCTGCCTATTAACACGTTATACTCATAACTACGTGGTTGTATCAATCGAGGGCAAGGGTCCTCTTTATTTGTCCCGTCATAAAATTCTGCCTTTATAAAAGTCTTCCAAAACCCATAATGAGCCTTAATGCCTGCCGACATCAAGTTGTTGACTGCAGTCTCATACCGCTTCCTTTTCGATCCTGTGTAACTGGCCACAAACTCTTCGTATGACCACACAGAAGGAGAAGTTATATGGTGTAAGACCTGATTGCGAAATTTCTCCAAACCGGAGAATGATATGGTTGGCTTTGGACAAGGTGCAAACTCACCTCCAGACTTTACATAATATAGGCGTTCCGTCAGCGCCCTCAACACCACTGACAGAGAGTTATTATAGAAGAAGACATTATTTGCTATGGAATCTCTAACATAACCATGTGCCTCTCTAACCTTAACTCGTCCGCGGTCGTGTAACACTTTGATGTTACTGTGGGCCAATCGAACCTTGGCCTCACATCCCACCAACACAACGCGGCACCACTATTTACATTTCTCCACAAGTGGATTGAGTAAACTCAATATGTGAGTGGACTCCATCTCGTCAGCATCTTTCACAAAAGTTAAAGCAACTGCAAGATGGATTGACCGCAACATTTGGTGTTGCCTAACCCCATTGCCAAGCATAGTCTTGGATATGAGGTGATAAGCACACTTCTTGTTAGCTTCACTCAATACTGGGCAGCATAACTCCACGCGGGCTATTCTACTATACTTATAAGCCAATGGAACAAACTCTAACTCATTATCATCACCAGAGAAAATCTCCTGTAAATCAATGACGTCGAGTTTGCTCACCTTCTTCCAAGCCCGTTTAGATACGCGAGACTTAATATCCTCTGCGAGGGCGTCAACCTTTCCTTTATCGACCTCGGTTCTAAACCATGTGGCTACCAGCGAAGATGTCTTGTTGTACACATAGGAAATGAAACGCGGGTTGCTGGCCAAGCAAACCCCAGTGGCAACAACACCAGCAAACGCTGCAATTGACAATCTAGTGTAAGAACTCATATTGCTGATATTGAATGCTCCATATTAATGAATAATGAATTAGGCTATTCCAGTGGGACTTACGTTTGTGCAATAAGGGAATGATGCTAATATACAGTATGATGTATTGGCCACCTCCACCTTTCGGGTGTGGGTAATTACCAAAGTCAACGCTATGGAGCTAACGTTGCTCGTGACCATGTCGACGCACTGGACCTAAAAGAGTAGTCATTAACCACCAACTGACAGGGGAAGCCAGCCCGTTGGTTTTCATCCGGCC